TATACATACTGAAACAAAAGAATTAGCAGGGTTAGATTCAAGAGACCTTGCAAAAAGATTTTACTACTGCTTCCTTTATGGTGGTGGTGTAAAAAAGATTGCGTTAGTAACAGGTAAAACAATGAAAGAAGCTAAGAAGATACGAGAAAGATTTTTAAATAATCTTCCTGCTTTGAGTAAGTTATTAGAGCAAGTACAACAAGCGGCTGAGAGAGGATATTTAGTTGGTCTTGATAAAAGACAAATTAAAATTCGTTCAATACACGCCGCACTTAATTCACTTTTACAAAGTTCAGGAGCTATAATTTGTAAGCAGTGGTTGGTGGAGTTTAACAAAGCTGTTAAAGAATACACTGATGTTCAACAAGTTGTTTGGGTACACGATGAAATACAAGTTGAATGTCTTGAAGAAGACGCAGATAAAATCGGAAAGTTAGCTGTAGAATCTATTGAACGTACTGGAAAGCACTTCAATTTAAGATTACCTTTAACTGGACAATATAAAATAGGTAATAATTGGAGTGAAACACATTAATGAAAAATACTTTTAAATCAGATTTAGAATTTGGTCAGAAACATGAAGACAAAATTTTTAGTCTACTGAAAATGCACAAAAAAAATGCTGAGATTAAAACAGAGAAGTTTGAATCTTGGACTAGGAATGGTAATATGTGTATTGAAGTATCGTGCTATGGTAAACCTAGTGGGATATTTCACCCCTCGCATAAAAAAAATAATACAAAACTTTGGATACATAATTTCTGTGAGGAAGGTAATGAAGATTATACTGGTTCTATTATTTTCAAATTTGATTATGTAAAAAATCTTGCTGAAAATTATAAAAATAAATCAGTGATGGGTGGAGATAATAATATGGCAAAACTTGTACTTGTCCCAATCAACGAAATATTTGATAGAAAAAATTATAACGGAAAAGGATAAAAATGAAAAGGAGAAAAAAGAAAATGTTAAAAAAGGTACTCTTAATAGACGGAGATATATTAGCATACAGAATTGCTACTGCTAATGAACAAAACACAGACTGGGGTAATGGTTTATGGACACTCCATTGTGATGAGAATAAATGTAAGGTGGATTTAGATAATCATATAGATGATTTAGGTTCTAACTTAGAAGCTGATGATTATATTTGTGCTTTAACTGATAAGAATAATTTTCGTAAAGATGTTCTTCCGAGTTACAAAGATAATCGTAAACAAAAACGTAAACCTATGGTGTTAAATGCTTTGCGTGAATACATTATGAAAAAACATAATGGAGTTATTTACAAAAACTTAGAGGCTGATGATGTCTTAGGAATACTTGCAACTGAACCACACCCTACAGAAGATAGGATTATTGTTTCTATTGATAAAGATATGAAACAAATTCCTGCTAAGGTGTGTAGAGATGGAGAACATATTGAAGACATACCTGAAAGATTAGCTAATTATTGGTTTATGATACAGACATTAGCGGGTGATTCTACTGATGGATACACAGGAATACCAAATATAGGGATAAAAACCGCAGAAAAACTTATAAGGAAATACACTAACGTCCCCCTTTTAGACCTATGGAAGATAGTTAAAGGTATCTATAAGGAAAAAGGTTTCTCTGCTAAAGAAGCACTACAACAAGCTAGAGTTGCACACATACTTAGACATAAAGAATACAATAAGAAAACTGGGAAGGTGAAATTATGGCGGATAAAATAAAACACCCACCACATTACTTTAGGTTTAAGATAGAGCCGATTACTTTCATCATGCAGAATGAAATTCCGTATGCTGAAGGTAATGCTATTAAATATATATGTAGATGGAGACACAAACACAAAACTAAAGAAGAACAATTAGCTGATTTAAAAAAGGCTATACAATATATTAATTTATTAATAGAGCAAGAGACTCAGGAAAAAGGAGAGGTAAAATTAAAACTTACTGGACAAACTCCTGAAGAGAAGGCTGAAAATAGACAAAAGGATTTATATAAACATCAATGATATGGAAAAATGGTTTTATTGGGGGATACCCATTAAATATACAAGCCGATACATTTTTCTAATGATGATAGTTCTTGTAATGTTACCTTTACTAACTGGATTGAGATATACACAAGCAGGTTATATATTAAATTTTTTATTTGCTGATGTTATGTTTTACCGTTGGTGTATTCCAAGAATAATAGAAGACCAACTTGAAGAAAGAAGGAGACGGTATAGAAATGGTGAATAGAATTTTAAGTTTAATTGTTGTCTTAGTTATTTTAACTGGGTGTAGTGAATTTGCATTATTATCTAGTGGTTCTAGTTTAGCAATAAGTCATAACAGTTATGCGAAAGCATATAGTGGTATTGATTTTGCTACTACAATCACAACAAAAAAAGATATTAAAACTCACGCATATTATTATGTAACAAAAGCTAAGGAACTTAAAGAGTTAGTTCTTAACACTCTTGCTCACGACTTTGATGATATGTCACCTGATGTAGTTATAACACATAAAGTTTTTATGTGGGAACTGTATCAGCCTGATGCGGGATTTTTTAAAGTTAAAAATATGGCAAATTATAAAAGTAAAGAAGATATACAATGGAAAATAGAATCTCAAGGTTGGATTAAAATGTATGGCGGATAATAAGTGGGAGAAAAGATATAAAGGTAAGAACCTTGATATGTTTGGTAATCCCATTCATAAACCAACTAAAAAATATAAAGAAGGTTGGGATAGAATATTTGGAAAGAAGAAAATGAAAAAAGAAACTAAACACTATATTACACATGGTTATGAAGGTGTAGAAATTCTTGTTCCAGTAACAGAATCAGAAAAAATGCAAGATGAATTAGAACCTATTGTTACTGCTCCTATGATGGATAAAGAATAATGGATTATAGTAAAGACAATCTTTTAACCGACTTCGGCAAGACTACTTTAAAAGATAGATACTTATTACCTGATGAAACATCACCGCAAGATGCTTTTATGAGAGCGGCAAAAGCCTTTTCAGATAATGAAGAGATGGCTGAACGTATTTATGAATATGCTTCTAACCTTTGGTTTATGTTTTCTACTCCTATACTAAGTAATGCAGGAACTAAAAGAGGTATGCCTATCTCTTGTTTTTTAAATTATGTTGGGGATAGTAGACAAGGATTGACAAGGCACTACACAGAAAACGCATGGTTGGCTTCTGTAGGTGGTGGAATTGGTGGCTACTGGGGACACGTTAGGTCTGATGGTACAATGACTTCAGGTGGGAGTCAGAGTTCAGGGTCTATTCCTTTTTTACATGTAGTTGATTCTGAAATCATGGCGTTCTCTCAAGGAAAAACTAGAAGAGGAAGTTATGCCGCTTACATGGATATAAGTCACCCTGAAATAATAGAATTTTTAGAAATGAGAAAACCTAGTGGTGGTGATATACATAGGAAATGTTTAAACTTACATCATGGTATAAATATTTCTAATCAATTTATGGAGTTGATTGACAACTGTATAAAAGAACCTACTTATGATGATAGTTGGGATTTAGTAGACCCACATACAAAAGAAAAAGTCCGCACTCTTTCAGCGAGAGATTTGTGGCAAAAAATTTTAGAGACTAGAGTAGCAACTGGTGAACCTTATATCTGTTTCATTGATACAGTAAATGAAGCTCTCCCTGAACAACAAAAGAAATTAGGATTATATGTTAATCATTCTAATCTTTGCTCGGAAATAACCCTACCTACAAATGAACAACGGACAGCCGTTTGTTGTTTATCTTCCCTTAACTTAGAAAAATATGAGGAATGGAAAAAGGATACTTTATTTATTCCTGATATAGTACGTTTCTTAGACAATGTACTACAATACTTTATAGATTATGCACCCGAAGAATTATTTAGAGCAAGATTTAGTGCTAATAATGAGCGTAGTATAGGACTAGGAGCTATGGGTTTTCATGCCTATCTTCAACAACAAAAAATTCCCTTCCAATCTGCTCTAGCAAAAACAAAAAATTTACAAATGTTTAAAAAAATAAAAGAAGAAGCTGTAGCTGAATCAAAAAGATTAGCTGTTAAGAGAGGTGAAGCTCCTGACATGGAAGGCACAGGATTACGTCATGCACACTTATTAGCTATTGCACCTAACGCTTCATCTTCAATAATTTGTGGGACTACTTCTCCCTCAATAGAACCTTATAGG